GGATTAATTGGAGCAGAAGCAAGAGCAGCTTGGGAAGTAGATACTGATTCCGAACCTGAGCCTCTCGAAGAAGAGAAGAAGGAGTTCACAAGTGATGAAAAAACTCTCATGGGCAGTAGCATTGTTGCTGTTGTGGCCCTCTTACTCCTCCTCTGAGGAAGTTTACGGCTCAACAAATAATGCAGCTCAGATAGGACTGAACTGGGTGATGACAAACATATTACCCCAACAAGCAGGACTAGAAGTAAACGGCTTAGTATACCAGTACACCGCAGTCAAAGATCCAGAAACGGACATGATTGTTTATGTACAAAATGAATACGCAGACGGCAATGGTTACGTTTTTCGAAATGCAGATGACTGGTCAGGACTTCCAGGTAATACTATAAATAAGTCTTTTGTTTTTCCTAACCTCTCTGCAACCCTCTGGGGCCCTGGCTCCATTGAGATAGATGGAGAAGGCTCCGTAGTAGACCCCTCCGTAATTTATACCTACAAATATGATACTTGTTTTGATCCACAATCGGATCCAAGCTGTCCCGGCTATGAAGAGCCGATCGAAATTCCAGAAATTGATATATACGATCCTTTACAAGACGATCTTGTACTGGAACAATTAGAGCAAAAGGCACAGATCGACCAAGAGCAAGAAGAGGAAGATCGTAAGAGACGACAACGAGAAAATGCTGTGCAAGACGCTCTCGAGACCCTACTAGGAGATGGTAATAACCCAGGCCTAGTAGACCCAGTGGCTGAAGCACTTGCTTTGGCTTTAACATCTAAAGTTCTCCCCACAACGTATTATAGTACCATAGAGGGCGGAGAATATTTAGAAAGTTTGATCTTGGATGGCGGGAATATACAAGACAACAGAAAGGCTAGAAGAAGTAATCTCGCCCAACAGCTTCTTCACCAGCAGATGGTTAACGCTCAATATGAGTTAAACCAACAGGAGACGAAATGATGTATAAATTAATCGTGCCCCTTGCAACATCTTTACTAGCAACAGGCGCCTTCGCAAGTACAGAGATTATCGGTAACGTAGATTCTAAGTGTATTATTATATCTGAAACACCAGGAGTATATGGTAACCCTAATCCTTACCAACTTACTACAACACCTACATCAGGTGGAGTAAAGCCTATTATTCGTTATGATGTATTGGTTGCAGACTATTATAAAGCTGTGATCGATCATCCCGTTGAGTTTAGTTCAGCACCTTCTCTCGACGACGTAGTTAACTGGACTGGGGATGTAACAGTTTCTGAAGTATCTGACACTAATATGTCAGATTATGATACGAATAAAGTCGAATACAATAATTCACACGAATATGAATTAACTGTTTCTGGTAGTACCTGGTTTACGGTGGCTTCTACAGCAGATTACGGTTCTACAAAATCTTTTCCAGCAGGAACATACACTGCTGTAGTGGAGGCTGAGTGCATTCCACTTTAAAATGTTTTGTAGTATTTTTCCTGTTGGCAGCGAGTGGGTCCCTTTGGGCCCATGAGCTTTTGCCAACATATCCGAAACTCGAACAATCATACGTTCCAAATGTTTATCAAACAACAGTAAAAATGTGGAATGGAAGAGTAGATGTCGAGTATTATAAAGTAGAGGTAACTGATTCCGAATGGAATCCGGTACCTTTCATAACCAACGAGCGAACGTTTAGATTAAAATATATGGAAAGAAAGGATATCGAGATCTTTATCCCCTTTGATGCTAAAGCTACGTATATATGTACTAGATCTATGTTAGAAGCGGGTAACCCACAAAAGAGTGTGATATCATCTAAGGTTTGTTCAAAAATTAAGTGAGGTCTTCCGTGAAAGGAAGAAAAGTATACATAGGACTAGGCATTACAGCCTGGGTATTTTTAAGTTTTTTATTACTGTTTGCGCCAAGTGTTTATGGACAGTCTGTAAATTTGCAAATGCCCCAAGCTCCGCAGAGCTATCAGTCGGATCGATTTCGTCATGGAGACATGGACTGTTCGAACGCTATAGGCTCTTCGACAAACCTTGAGTTTGGAGTATTGGGAATTTTAGATGAATCAGACTATAATCAATTGTCCCCTACTTATAACGGGGGCGGAGGTTCTGATGTAGGAGTGTACGCTCGAATCACGATACCTCTTGATAAACCCAAGGAGCGAATTAACTGTAACACTCTGTACAAACTAGCTTTAGAAAGAGAAAGGCTAGAAGTGCAAAGGCTGAAAGCAGAGGTACAAAACCTCAGAGCGCTTCAGTTTGAAAATGATAAGTAAATGGCGGAGTTTGAATTTGCAGGAATGACATTTAAAGGTGGGAAGATGGCAGTAATATTAACTGCTCTTTCTACGTTGGGCGGCGCCTCTTGGGCAGGATTTGAGTTTTATAAAGACTACATGGATATGCGAGAAATTGTTCAGAATATCGATGTGTCCGCTATAGATGCTCGAAATGCTGTGATTGAAACCAAGCTTGATGAAGCCATAGATTACACAAGAGACATTAAAAACAGTCTCAAGGATGACATTACGCGTATAGAACGAGTATCAGACAATGCTTCTAATCGCGTAAAAGACATTCAAGAAGATATTGATGAAAGGCTACGAGAAGTCTCTTCTCTTACTCGAGAAACTGAGAAAGACGTTAGGGACACAATGCGAGATCTTGAAGACCGTATAGACGGTAAAATGGACAAGCTTGAGACAGACCTAGAAGATAAATTACAAAAGGCGCTCGATAATCCTCTTGCAGACTAATGGTAGAAAAGGAGGAGATCTTTGAGAGAAGAAGTTTTAAACGAGACTTTATATTTGTATGCTCTGTAGGCTTTAATGTGGGATTAGTCTTAGGGCTTCTCATCTATTTATAACCTAGTTAAAAAAATTTCTTGACATTTTAATCAATGTGCTCTATAATATAATTTATATTCAGCACAGTACTGCATGGAGAAAGTTATGAGAAAATGTAGAAAGTGCGGCCACGACTGTCATTGTGGCAAAGACTGTGAAAAGTGCATTAACGAAGTCTGTTATGATTGTGCTTGCGACGAGGAGATAATTGATGTTTGAGAATAAAGGAATGTGGTACGCCCACGACCCAAAGCGAGGAAAAAAAGCCTTTGCAACTAAAGAAGAGGCAGAGGCTTACGAAAACGGAACCGAGAAGCTGAATAAGCTCCAAGAGGATAGCAGAGCTAACTGGTATGGAGAAGCAGATCATGGCGGCGAAGAGGAAGAGAAAGTCGACGAAGAAGAAGCCAGTTCCGACGAATAAAAAACTTTACGCAAGAGTGAAGGCACAGACAAAGAGAAAATTTGCTGTATATCCTTCAGCTTATGCGAATGGATGGCTTGTAAAGACTTACAAAGCCAAGGGCGGTAAATACCGCATGGGGAGCAAGTAATGCCAGCAGGTAAAGGAACTTACGGAAAGAAAAGAGGACGTCCAGCTAAAAAGGGAAAGGGTAAAAAGAAGTCTATGGGCGGTTTAACCGCTGCTCAAAAGAAACTTCCACCCGCACTTCAAAAAGCACTAATGAAAAAGAAAGGTAAAAAGAAGAAGTGACCTTCTAAGCGTTAGTCCGGGAGACTATAATGGCAGGAGTAAAACCACCAGGTGGATTAACAAAGTGGTTTGGAGAAAAGTGGGTTGATATCTCCCGTCCTAAAAAGGGCGGGGGTTTCGAAAAATGCGGAAGAAGTAAGTCGGGTAAAAAGAAATATCCAAAATGTGTCCCAGCTTCTAAAGCCGCTTCTATGACTCCAGCACAAAGAAAGTCCGCAATTCGTCGTAAAAGAGCCGCCGGCAATTCAGGAGGCAAGCCAACGAACGTAAGTACGTTTGCGAAGAGGAAGAGACGTGGCAGCAAAAAGAAAAAGCGTTAGGAAAAAACATCCAGCAGTAAAAAGAGCCAAGGTAGCGGGGTTTAATAAACCTAAACGCACACCCGGTCATGCAAAGAAGTCACATATCGTAGTAGCTAAGGTTGGTACTAAGATTAAAACAATTCGTTTCGGCCAGCAGGGAGCTAAGACGGCAGGGAAGCCCAAGGCCGGCGAGTCGGAAGCAATGAGAAAAAAGCGAGCTTCTTTCAAGGCTCGTCATGCGAAGAATATCGCAAAGGGTAAAATGAGCGCAGCTTATTGGGCCGATAAGGTGAAATGGTAGTGTTTGATTTAGAAGTATCTCATATTAATAAAACATGGAAGTATAAATACGATAAAGAGCAGTATAAAGTGTCTGATCATTGGAGAATAATGAAAGAAGCTCCTTATGTTGGAGATTGCGAAGACTACTCTCTTACAGTATTGTACTTAATTAGCGAAAAATCATGGCTTAAGTTTTGGTTACATTTATTTACTTTTAAAGCAAAAATTTGTTTTGTAACCACACACACTGGAGGTGGCCATGCTGTACTTAAGTTTGGTAAATTGTATATTGATAACTGGAGCAAAAAGTTTGTCTCCAAACGAGAAATGGAAAAGCTCGGACACAGATTTCATCCTTGGAGATTCCTACCCACTACGGTAGCAATCAAGATGCTTATAGCAAAACTGAGAGGCTAACATGGAAGAGAAGTTTCATCCAGCAGATACAAATGGAGACGGAGAAGTTACTCCAGAAGAGCAGGCAATGTACCTCGAGTTTAAGAGAAAAGAACTTGAAGACAAGGATGCTCAACGCGATGCAATTCGTAAAATGGCTTGGTTTTCTTTAGGAGGATTATTACTTTATCCTTTTGGAATTTTCTTAACCTCTCTATTTGCATTAGATCAAGCAGCAAATTTAATTGCTGACATAGCACCAACTTATTTTGCTTCAATCGCAGTCCTTGTGTCTGCATTCTTTGCAGCAGATGCCGTAGGGAGTAAGAAGTAAAATGGAAAAACTCAACCCTAGCAAGGACACAAAACATATTCTTGCCTTTGTAGAGGAATACAAAAAAAGTATTCGCCAAAAAGAACCGGAAGATACAGAAAATCTAACAGAAATGGAATACTGTAGACGGTATAGTAAAACGAGATCAATGGGACAAGATTAGATGAGTATTCAAATAAGCAGGCAAGATATAGTGTCAGATTACTTATTCGACTATGTTCAAGAGGATAGATACTTAAAACTCCAAGTAGAACCGTATATGGAACTACTTGGGATTGAACCCTTGCCCTCCCAGGTAGCAATTATTAATGCTATTAACAATCCTAAGTATCGATTTGTATGCGCTGCACTTTCTCGTAGACAGGGGAAGACATATATTGCAAATATTATCGGACAGCTAGTATCGTTGGTTCCTGGGTCTAATATTTTAATTATGTCTCCCAATTACTCTCTTTCACAAATTTCTTTCGATCTACAAAGAAACTTAATCAAACACTTTGATTTAGAAGTCACAAAAGACAACGCAAAAGATAAAGTAATAGAACTATCCAACGGCTCTACTATACGTATGGGTTCGGTTAATCAAGTAGACTCTTGTGTAGGTAGATCATATGATTTAATTATCTTTGATGAGGCAGCACTTGCAGACGGAAAGGATGCTTTCAATGTAGCACTTCGCCCCACCCTAGATAAAGGTAACTCAAAAGCAATTTTTATTTCCACACCACGAGGACGTAATAACTGGTTCTCAGAATTTTTTGATAGAGGGTTTATAGATGACTTTCCCGAATGGATTTCAATTAAGGCAACATATAAAGATAACCCACGAATATCTGAAAATGACATTATGGAAGCTAGAAAATCTATGTCAGAAGCTGAGTTCAGACAGGAATATGAAGCTGACTTTAACATCTATGAAGGACAAGTTTGGAACTTTGATCACCAAAAATGCGTTATTAACTGTGACGGAATGGAAACTCACCAGATGGATGTTTTTGCTGGTTTGGATGTGGGTTACAGAGATCCTACCGCATTCTGTGTTATCGGATATGACTGGGACGAACAAAAATACTACTTACTAGACGAGTACTTAGATGCTGAAAAAACTACAGAGCACCATGCAAGGGAAATACAAACTTTGGTTGACAAGTGGAATATTGATTATATTTATATTGATTCTGCTGCTCAGCAAACTCGATTTGACTTTGCACAAAATTATGACCTTAGTACCATCAACGCTAAAAAATCCGTACTTGATGGAATTGCACATGTAGCAGGAATCGTAGATAACGATAGCCTATTTGTTAACCAGAAATGCTCAGAGACTCTGATGGCACTAGATCAGTACCAGTGGGACTCAAATCGCAACCTAACAAAAGAAAAGCCAAAACATAATAGAGCATCGCACATGGCGGATGCTTTACGATATGCACTATACTCATTTGAAACAAGTAACAGTGGGTTTTAATGACACCTAGTTAAAAATAGTATTTGACATAACACCTCAAATTAGATATACTTTCGGTAATACAAAATGGATTTGAAAAGAGACATCGTAAAATACATAAGAGATAAAGCAAAAAATAAATATGAAAAAGGCACTGAATGTTATATTTGCGGTGAAAAAAAGCAACTAGACTTTCACCATTTTTATACGCTAAGTCCCTTGGTACATACTTATGTTAAAAAGAATAAGTTACTACCAGAGAATATTTTATCTTTTAGAGACGAATTCATAGAAGAACACTGGGCAGAATTATACGAACATACAATTACCTTGTGTCATGCGCATCATTTGCAGTTACACAAAGTCTATGGCAGAAACCCCGGGCTTGGAACCGCAAAGAAGCAAGAAAATTGGGTAGAGATTCAAAGAGAAAAACATGGCATGGTATGATAACATTTTAGGACGTAAGCCGCAAGATTTAGAAGAAAAACTAAATCCTGCTCAGTCGTATTTTGATCATAAGACCGAGCATTCTCGAGAGTCTACTTTCCGCTATGAAAAGGCATACGAAGACTTAGAAATCGTTAATAGAGGTGTAAACCTTATAGTGGACGACGCAGCAGAGATTCCAATCGCTGTTGGTCCTCAGATACAGAATTTATCGAGTGTGGTAAAAGGGATTAAGAGATCGCGAGTCTCTCTTCTCCTAAATAAAGAACCAAATCCGTTTCAAGATATTAGCACGTTTCGTCGCAATCTTGTAACTGATTATTTATTAGACGGCAATATTTTTGTGTACTTTGACGGAGTACATCTCTATCACTTGCCTTCTAGTAAAATGGTTATTCATGCTAGTGATAGCACTTATATTGAAAAGTTTACTTTTAATGAAAGGATTGACTATAAGCCTAGTGAAATTATTCACGTTAAAGACAATTCCTTTTACTCAATTTATCGAGGTATTTCTAGACTAAAGCCCGCCCTTCGTACAATGATTCTCATGAAAAGAATGAGGGACTTTCAAGATAACTTTTTCAAGAACGGAGCCGTTCCAGGACTAGTACTCAAAAGCCCCAACACTTTATCGGAAAAAATTAAGGAAAGGATGTTACAGTCTTGGAGCATTCGATATAAGCCAGATGCAGGCGGAAGACGACCACTTATTCTTGATGGTGGAATAGAAATAGATTCTTTCGCGAATGTAAACTTTAAAGAATTAGACTTCCAGAGTGCAATTTCAGAAAATGAAAAGATTATTTTAAAAGCGCTTGGCGTTCCACCTATAATGTTGGACTCTGGAAATAACGCAAATATTCGACCTAATATGCGAATGTATTATTTAGAAACAATTTTACCTATTGTTCGTAAAATGAATTATTCATTCGAAAGATTTTTTGGGTTTGAATTAAAAGAGGATGTTACCGAAATCCCCGCTCTTCAGCCGGAGCTAAGAGATCAATCTCAGTACTATACTTCATTAGTAAATGCTGGGGTTATTACTCCAAACGAAGCAAGGGGCCATTTAGGGTTTGACCCAGTAGAAGGGTACGACGAACTTCGAGTACCTGCAAACATTGCAGGTAGCGCAGCAAACCCAGATGAAGGCGGTAGACCAGAAGAAGGAGAAGAAGAAGATGGCTAGATTACGAGTGAGAAATCAAATCTTGCAAGCAATAGGTATGTTTATGCTTGAGAAAGGAAAAGTCCTTGAAAAGCATGATTACGATCAATGCGGAAGTGATGTTCCCATTCGTTCCGGTATGGCACTCAACCATTTTGGTAGTTGGTCCAGACTGTTACAAACACTTGAAGGAAGCTTTCCTGATGTGTGGGCAGAGATTAAGAGGGCAGAGAACCCTCCACCCCCTCCACCCAAGCCTAAGCCAAAGCCCGCTCCTAAAGCTGCGCCTAAGCCAAAGCCTGCTCCAGTAGTACAGAGCAAAGACGAGAACTAATATGGAAAAAATATTCAATCTAACGTCTACTTTTAAATCACACGCTTCTGAAGATGGAAGTGTAATGATTCGCGGTATGGCAAGTACGTCTGATTTTGATCGTGCAGGAGATTCTATCTCTGGTGAAGCATGGGCAAAAGGAGGACTTAAAAATTTCGAAAAGAACCCTATTATTCTTTTCAATCACGACTATGATCGACCAATCGGTCGAGCTACAGGCCTTAAAGTAACAGAGAATGGCCTGGAGTTAGAAGCAAAGATTAGCAAGTCAGCACCTGCTAATGTTTGTGAACTGGTTAAAGAAGGTATCCTTGGGGCTTTTTCTGTTGGTTTCCGAGTCAAGGATGCTGATTATATCACGGAAACTGACGGACTAAAGATTAAGGACGCTGAGTTGTTTGAAGTATCGGTTGTATCCGTTCCTTGCAATCAAGCAGCAACTTTCTCTCTGGCGAAATCTTTTGACTCGATTGATGAGTACGAAGAATTCAAAAAAACTTTCATTAATAGTGTCGAACTAGCCGAGCCGTCTCTGGCTAAGGATGAAAAATCATTACTAGCTAGTGACGCACCGGATGGGGCTATTGCCCAAAAGGAGACAAAAATGTCGGAAGGAACACAAACTCCCGAAGTCGACTTGGAAGCTTTTGCTAAGAAGGTAGCAGAGGAAACTGCTGCAAAGATTGCAATGAAGCAAGCCGAGCAAAAAGCAGCTGAAGTAAAAGCTGTACAAGAAGCTGAAGAAAAAGCAACTGCAGACGCAGAAGCTAAAGCTCTTCAAGCTGAAGAAGTTAAATCAGCAATTAAAACTGGTGTTGAGTCAGGTGCTGAGCGACTTCTTGCAGATATGCAAGAAAAACTTACTGCTAAAGAAGCAGACATGGGTGAAATTCTTGCGCAATATAAGAAGGATCTTGAAGAGAAGTCTGAAGAGATCTCTAAAATGCGTGAATCCAAGCGTGTATTCTCTGATCGTGCAGAGAAGTCTGACATCAGCAAGTGGGGCCAAGATTTCTTGAACGCTCACATGTTGGGTGTTATGACTCAGAAAGGTTGGAATACTGACTTTGCTGGCGATATCCAAGAGAAAGCTGGTATCGATTATGCAAGCAACGCTGCAGATATCGACCAGGAAGTATCTCGTTTGATCGAGAAGGAAATCATGAATGAGCTGAAAGTAGCTCGTATGTTCCGTGAAGTTCCTGTAAACGGTAAGTCTACAGTTCTTCCTATCCAGGTAGATGTTGACCCAGCTGCATGGGCAACTAACGCTACTTCTGGTAACTTGGAAAATCGTGGCGCATCAAACGCTACTTACCAGCCTAAGCAAGTTATCTTGAACGCTTATCGCTTGATCTCAAGCACGTTCATGGATAACGAAGTTGACGAGCAAGTACTTGTTAACTTGATGCCTATGTTGGTCGAAGGTGTTGCTCGTGCACACGGTCGTGCAGTAGAAGCCGCTATCCTTAATGGTAACGGTACTATTTCTGGCCTTGACGGACACGGTGCAATCGCTACAGCTAAGCACGACATTGATGGTGCTTCATTAGCTTCAGGCAACTTCTCTACCATGACTGGTGCTCAACTTCTTGCAGCACGTAAGGAAATGGGTAAGTACGGTCTGAACCCTTCTGATGTTACTTTCATCGTAAGCCAGAATATGTACTACGATCTGTTGAGTGACTCTGCATTCCAGAGCCTTGACGAAGTAGGTACTGAACTCGCTATCAAGGTAACTGGTACTGTTGGAGCCGTCTTCGGTTCTCCAGTAATTGTTTCTGAAGAGTTCGCGGCAGAAGGTGCTGGCGTACCAGTAGCATATGCAGTATATGCACGTAACTACGTGATCCCACGACTCCGCGGTGTAACCGTTGAGCAGGATTACGAAGTAATGAATCAGCGTCGTGTAATCGTTGCTACCCAGTCTCTGGGCTTCAACGAGATCGTCGCAGGTGCAGGCACAGATCAGCCTTGTATCAAGATCGATTCAGTAGCTTAATAACAGCTAGAGACTGAGGGGAAGGGCAACCTTCCCCAAGGTTTTTATTAATGGACTTATGGCAAATTTAATCACATTAGCGGAATATAAAGAGTCAGAGGGAATCTCATCTCCTAAAGAGGATTTGCGATTAAACTCGCTTATTCCATCCGTGAGTCAATTAGTAAAAACCTATTGTGGTAATAGCTTAGTAGATTTTTATTCTTCTAATAAAACAGAAACATTTAATATTACTTGGAATACCCATGCAGTTCAGTTAACGGAAACTCCAGTTAACTCTATTGTAAGCGTAAAGGAAAGGTCTTCTTATGCCTCTACTTATGAAACTCTCACCACTACGGATCATCAATACTATTTTGATTATAACACTGATAGTATCCTACGAACTACTAGTGGAGGTGGATATAATTTTTGGCCTAAAGGCCCAGCAGCTGTAGAAGTAGTTTATACAGCAGGGTATGCAAGTACTCCTGCAGATCTTAAATTAGCTGTAATTGATTTGGTTACTTACTACTTAAAGGACGAACACAAAGAGCGAAGAACTCTTGGGGGCGCTAGTATCCAGAATCAAAGCTCTACAAGTCAAAGTAACAATGTAGCTTTTCCAGACCACATTAAGCGAGTTTTAGACTTGTATAAAAACTATTAATGAGTATTGCCGATCAACAAAAGTTCATAACTGATTTAGATAAAAAGCTGCAAAGAAAAGTAGCTGCCTATCGAAGAAGAAAAGCTAATCGTCAATCTCATGTATTTGTTGTAAGTGAATTTGCTCTTAAAAGAGGTGTGACTGATACCCTTAAAAGGGGTTTAGCAGGCGAAAAGAATGCTAGTAAAACTATAACTAAAGTTTTAGCAGAAGTAGATATTAAAAAAACTATTCGAGAGATCGCAATAAATGCTCGAAGACGAATTGAAAATGATAGTGTAGTAGTTGGTAGAGTAACTAAAGATACTCCTGAAAAGTTTGTAGCATACTTTAGTGCTACACAGCAGGATAATGGTAATTTTAGAAACGTATATAAGCAAGTGTATACAAGCTATAACAGTATACTTGATAAGTTTGCAGAAGAAGTTTCCGAAGCGTCAATAAAAGTTGCTGGAGAGTCTTTTGGAGATAAAGCAAAGAATTACTTTGCACTAGAGCACAGCGAGTTTGAAGGAATAGCAGAATCCCACGTAAAAGATTCTATAGTAGAATCCTTAGAGGGAGTCAGCGGAATAGAGTACCAAGATGTACTAGCTTGGTTAGATGCAAGTGATATTGATCTGCGTATTGTTAGAGATACTAAGACAGACAAAATGGTAGTATTTATTGGTTCTAAGTATGGAAACATAGAAGAAGGTTTCGCAACAAAAGGACGTAAGAAAGAGCTAAGAGAACTAGTAGATGGGGCCAATAAAATACTGACGGAAGAGGGAACAAGAATACTGAATCTTCCTGGCTCAGATAGTTTTGTAGATATTAAGCGAAAAAAGTTATTGAAAAAAGTAACAAGTGATTTTGCAAAAACAAAAAATGTAGCAATAACTCTAGATGAAAATGTTAATGTAAAGGGTAAAAAAACACAAACAAAACAGCCCATAAAGAAACGAAAGTCTAGAAATGTTGTACAGTCAGGTTTAAAGAAAGGCGGTGGAGCAGCTTTAGCTAGTACCCAAAAACGAAAAGTAAAAAAGGGTGTTGCTTCCTCCCCTTTAAAGTTATTAGCTCTTATAAATCAAAAGCTACCAAGAACGGTTGCTAAAAATATGGGAGACCCGGCTTTAAACTATAGATCGGGAAGATTTGCAAGCAGTACACGAGTTACAGATGTAGTTAATACCCAGAAAGGTTTCCCGAGTATTGGGTATACTTATCAAAAGGATCCCTATTCTGTATTTGAAAGTACTAGTGGATCAAGATTCTCTAGCATAGATAGAGACCCCAGGGTACTTATTGATAGATCTATAAGAGAAATAGCCTCAGAACTAGCACTAGGAAGATTTTATACTAGGAGAGTATAATGGTAGCAAGAACATACACATCTAGGCGTGCGAATATTTTAGACGCTCTAGTAGAAGTATTAAAAACCATTGACGGCTCTGGTGCAATGCTCCAAGATGTGGCTAACAATGTTCATCCCTTTCTAAAGTTTTGGGATGAAGTAGAAGAGTTTCCTGCTATACACTTAAATGCAGGAAGTGAAACAAGAGAATATCAAGGTGGAGGGTACAAAGATCGTTTTCTATCCATAACAATTCGTTGTTACGTAAATGAAGAAAATGCTCAAAATGCACTTAACGCCTTAATGGAAGATGTTGAAACAGTAATTGAAGAAAACTCGAATCTACAATATTCGGATCCTCAAAATAATCTGTTCAATGTACAACAAATCACTGTAGTTAGTATAGATACTGATGAAGGTGTATTAGAACCTCTCGGAGTTGGAGAAATTTTAGTTGAGGTTCGTTATTAGAAAATTCTGGCACGAACAAACGTTCACGTCCAAGTCTTTTCAAGGAACATAGGAGAAAACTATGGCACAACAACTATATTTTAGTCGCGACTCGAAAATGTACATCGAGTTTGATGGTTATGTATGGGAAGTACCTGTTTTGGACGGATTCAGTTTCTCTCAGGCTACTAACTCAAGTGAGATTACGTTGGCAGAAATGGAATCTTCCGCAGGTGTATCACGGCGTGGACGAAGAGCATTTAATGACTCTTTGGCTCCAGGTGAGTGGTCTTTCTCAACATATGTAAGACCATTTAAAGCAGCAGGAGGCACTACTTATAGTGCTGCAAATGCAGGACGAGCAGACGATGCTACTCAAGTTCACGCAGTAGAAGAACTGTTATGGGCTTTGATGGCAGGGGCAAAAAACTATTCTGGTAGTGATTTTGACTTTGACGATGCAGGAAGCGGTCCTGTAGCAGTAAATACTCCAGCTACAAACAGTGCTTCATTTAGCTTTGCAGCATCAAACAGCTCTACTCTTGGTACAGCAAATGTGTATTTTGTACTGGGTGATGCAAACCGTAAAGTTATGAAACTTAAGGATGTTACTGTAAACGAAGCATCTCTTGATTTTGATATTGATGGTATTGCTACTATCGGCTGGTCGGGTAGCTCTTCAGAAGTTGTAGACTTCACAGGAAGTACTCACCAAGATAATTCTTTGCCTATTCATACAGATACTACAGCAGATGGTGGTACTATGGCCATTGGGGATGTGTGGTTAGACAGTAATGACGGATCTCGTTTGTATGTAATGACTAATGTTACTAATGGTAATGAGGCAGCAAGTCCTTATATTAATGAGGGTACTACAGATACTGATAACTTTATTCGTAACCGACTAACTCAGTTAACCATTACCCCTACAACCCAGGACCCCGATTCTGATGGTACTGATGAGCTGCAAGCAAGTTATAGTGTAACTCTTACTGGAGGAAACATTACAGTTTCTAACAATATTAGTTACATTACTCCAGAAGAACTCGGTATTGTAAACGTGCCTATCGGTCACGTTACAGGTACTCGTGCAGTTTCTGGCTCATTCACCTGTTATCTAACAGAGGATACCGGAACTGTTAATGCTTCTGCAGACTTCTTTAATGATTTGCGTAGTATTACTAACGTAGTTACTAACTCTTTCGCTCTTACTTTCAAGATCGGTGGTGCAAGTGGTACTCCACGACTAGAGGTATCAATGCCTACTTGTCACATTGAAGTACCTACTCACTCTATTGAGGATGTTATTTCTCTTGAGTCGAACTTTATGGCACTTCCTTCAACAATTGATGAGAAGAACGAAATCTCACTTACTTATCACGCTTCCTAAGCTAGATATAAATGAGTTTGCAAAAAGGGGCTTCGGCCCCTTTTTCTTATACCTGTTAAAAATAATTCTTGACTTTTCTTCTCCTGTGAACTATACTATACATTAGTAAAAGTGAGAGCTGCCTCTCTTAAGAGAAAAAACAAAATGCCAAGCTATAATTTTAAAAGAGAAGCACAAGTATTTATAGTAACTGGAGGACTTAGATACAGATTAGACGTACAAGACATTTCTTTTAGTCAAACGTTTAGTGAAGAAAGTTATCCGGTTAGAACTTTACACGCTCAGAATAATGTATTTGAAGCGAGTAATATTACTAAAGCCAACGCAGCAAACTTTTCTTTCACTGTGTCAGCTATTACTGAAGCTGATTTTACAGTTGTAAGAGATAGATTATTAGACTATGCTTCTTTTGATCTATTTATAAAAACGCCAGTAGATACGTTTAAACTTGAAACCGCTGTAATGACAAATGGGAGTTTCGGAATTGAGAAATCTCGACCCCTGAGTATACAAGTTCAAGGAGAAGCGTCACAACTGACGAGAGGAGCGACATTAACAGGCTCACTTCAAAATAGAAGTGCTACAATGTCATACGTTATTCCCAAACTAGGTGTAACCTTAAATGGGAGTACACTAGACGGTGTAGTAAGCGTGTCTATTGAGTTACAGAATGAAATTTCTTGGACTCCATATACCACTGTTAATAACGCCCTTACAGTCACTAATGCGGGAAACACAATGTATCCTAGCACCTTTACGCTCTCCAAGAGAATACTTGCCGGTTCGATTACTCAATATCTCACTGATTCAAGTGTAGCAAATACACAACAGTGGGACACAGACGCAAGTCTGACAATTCAAGCAGGACATGGGAACTTTGCTACTTCTAGTTTTAGAGGTTTTAAAATGGGTCCAGCAACCTGTAGTTTTACTAATCGAGTAGGCGCTGGTACAGTATATACTCAAAATTATGATTGGAGAATGACAGAAAACGTTCCCAATTTAGCAACAAAACTTAATTATACAACTGACTGAGGAGGTCAATAAATGGAACTAAAAAAATTAATGGTCGATAGTAAGTCTGTGTGGATGGATTTTCCAGGACTAGACGGCTTTAAAGTAGAGGTCGCAAATCTATCAAGAAAAGAACTTACCGGCCTAAGAAAGAGATGTACATCAAGTAAGTTTGATCGTAAATCTCGACAGATTATGGAAAACTTAGACGAAGAAAAGTTCGTTAAAGAATTTGCAAAAGCAACTCTTAAAGGATGGTCTGGACTAACTATTGAGCATCTAGAGACCCTGATCCTCATTAATACTGATGGTCAAGAGCCCGATGCCGAAGTAGAATTCTCTGAAGATAACGCAGAGATTCTTGTAACTAATTCCACTGAATTTGATACTTGGCTCAACGAGGTAGTCTTTGATTTAGAGAATTTTCGTGGAGACGGAAAAAAGACTAGCTCTAGAAAGGCTGGAAAGGATGTTCAGAAATCTTGATACTGGCATGACTCGTGATAAATACTTCACGATGATGGAACAGCTAGAACAAGAGCCAAAAGATTCAGAAATACCTCCCGATTGGGAGGACTTACCAGATATAATGGTATATGCAATGAATACGTTCAATAGTTTAGGAGATAGAGTATACCCTGATATTGGATTTGTAGGAAAAGATTATACAAATCTTTCAACCTATATGAAAATTTATGAGATTCAAGATCCAGAGTATTTTTTAGAAATACTACAGTTTTTGGATTCAAGAGCTATCAAAAAGTCCCAAGAGCAACTAAAGAGGGAGCACGATAAGCTAAAGAGAAAGAAATAGTGGCGAATCAAGTTAAATTAACTATTAAAGTAGGGGATGATGGTTCTCTTGACGTCGTTGCAAAGAATGCAAAAAAAGCAGCGAAAGAAACCGATAAGCTTGGCAAAAGTACTGACGGTTTAAGTAAAAAGAGAAACAACTATAATAAACTTGAAAAAGGTACTGCGCAGTTAGGTGCGAATACTACTAAAAGTTTTTCTAAACAAGCACAGACTATTGGCTCTGGACTTGTTCCTGCCTATGCCACTTTAGCTGCTAACGTATTCGCAATTACAGCTGCATTTGGCGCTCTACAGCGAGCTGCTGCAGTGCAACAACTTGAAGAAGGCCTAAAACGAGTTGGTTTTGCAGCTGGACAAAATCTTCCTTATGTAGCATCCGAGATACGAGAGATCACAGGTGCTGCAGTATCTATGCAACAAGCTATGGAATCGACCGCACTTGCAATGAGTGCAGGATTTTCCGTAGGTCAGCTTGAAGATCTAACAAGAGTTGCTAAGGGTGCCTCTTTAGCTCTTGGAAGGGATATGGGAGATGCACTTACTCGACTTGTAAAAGGTACAGCAAAACTAGAACCAGAAATTCTTGATGAATTAGGTATTCTTGTTCGTCTCGATGAAGCGTCCCAAGCCTATGCCGATGAGCTAGGAAAAACAGTAACTTCTTTAACTAGATTTGAAAAGCAACAGGCTTTCCTTAATGCAACTATTGAACAAGGACGTAAAAAGTTTGATTTAGTAGCCAACTCCGTAGATGCAAACCCCTATGATAAACTTTCCGCATCTTTTGCCGATCTAACGAAGACGATTATGCAAGGGCTAGGTTCCGCAATCGAACCTCTAGTTACTTTTCTTGCTGAAAGTCCGGGTGGCCTATTAGCTGCGATGCTAATGTTTGGCTCTACAATTATTAAGCAGATAACTCCTGCTCTCGGGGAACTAATTACAAAACAAAAACAAATAGCAGCAGAAGCTGCGGTTATGGCGAATAAAGCTACGAAGGTTATTTCTGAAAAGTATAAAGCGGCACAAACAGTTGTTAAGAATTTAGATTTTTCTCTTTCTCCTAAGTCTGTACAAGGACTGGAGGGCGCATTTAAGTCTGGAAAAGTAGCCGCAGGAGATTTAAAAAAGTCTATTACTGCACTAAAAATATCAGAGACTCAAAGAAATAAGCAAAACGTAAAGTATAGTGGGGAGGCGCTCGCTCGCTACAAGGCAGAAACTGAAGCAATAGTACAACAAAGACTTGCCATGGAAGGACTTCGAGATGCAGAAAAGCAGAAGTATACTACAGGTGCTGCGGGTGCAGGAGCAAAAAGACAGGCTGCTGTAACAGGTCTTACTGGCAGAGGTCTTAAAGAAATGGATAAAGCAGACGGAGCTTTCAAGAAGCTCTCTGTGGCTGCTCGATATTCAGGACTTCAAATAAAGCAGGTAGGAAAAAACTTTGGAAAGCTTGGATTTAGCATCAAGGCATTTACTGTAAGTGCTCGAGCTGCTGCAGGTGCCGCAACGTTAATGGGGTCTGCTCTTTTAAATATGATCCCTATTGTCGGACAGATTTTATTTGCTGTAAGCCTTCTTGCCCCTCTAATAGGTAAGCTCTTTGATAAAGGAAAAGCAGCAAAAGCTGCTGATGAAGTAAGTGAATCTTTAAAAGTAACTGGCGAAATTACTATGCAGTTAACAGAGCAAATAAAAACTTTAACTACAGAAGAAGAGAAATATAATGCAATACTTAAGGTGCGTGCAGGTTTAATGCAACAAGTAGCTTCTGGGGTCAATAAAGTAATTAATGCTCAAAAGCAAGAAGATATAGAAAGACTCACAAAATTAAGAGAAAACCAAATAGAAGCAGAAGAAAAAAGAGATAAAATGCTGAGACTGCATGGAAAAAATTCTCGACAATATATCTCAGCAACAATGGGCCTTAGAAATGCGACTAGTGTCTATAATACCGCGGTAGAAAAAGGTAGCCAAGTGAGCGCCGAGGTAGCAAAGAAAATGCTTGCAGAACAAGTAGTTCGAATGTCTTTAGCTGGAGGAGCAAAGAAGTACAAAGTAGAAATTGACCGATTGAATCAGGCAATTAAAGATATAGGAGACGATAGTATTGATGCCAATGTTTTGCAAGAGATGTTTAATGCAGATCCTACTGTAAAATTAAATGCAGAAGTTCAAGCAGTAAATGGCAGTATTGTAGAGCTGGGCACACTGATGTCCAGAAATGCTGCAAAACAAAAAGGACATGGAGCAGAGTACATAGATGCATTTACAGCTATAGAAAATTCTATTAACTCAGCGTATACAGCAGCAGCAGGATTAGAAAACCCAGGACAAGGGTTTATAGTAAGTGATGCTGATGTAAAAATGATAGATAATATGAATGCCGCTCTAGGAATTCAAGATGGAATAATGATACCGTTGGGCTCTAAGATAGCGCGTATTAGAAAAGAATATCAAAAACAGCTTGATACTCAAATAACACTAAAAGAGCAGAGTAAGCGGCAGTCGGGCATTGCAAAAGAGCTGAGCAGGCTTTCAGCAAACAATGGCGCATTAAAAGCAACTGAACTTAGTTTTGCAAAACAGAGTTTAGAAAGCGAGAAAAAACGTTTAGAATCTTTGAAGAAAACAACTCTTCTCGAAAATGGAAATAATGAGAATGCAGAGGCAGTTAAAAAAGTACAAGAACAAATAGATACTGTCAAAGAAAAAATTAACGCTACAAGTGAAGATAGCTTTTTAATTGAAAAAGCCAACTTAAACCAACAAAAGCAATCTCTTGGATTTACAAATAAAATTCTTGCATCTGAACAAAAGATTCTTGATATTAAAACTGCTCAAGCGAAACGAACACGAGACAATCTCCGAGCAACTCAAGGAGTTGGCTCGAGTGCTGCAGATGAGCTTGCGTTACATAGACAAAGAGTTGCAGAAGAAACTAAATTAAATGATAAAGGCGAATCTTTAAGAAGCAGACAAGAAAAAGCTGCAAAAGAAGCAGTAAGAATTGAGTTTGACTTATTAAAAAATCAGTTCGCATTAGAAGAAGCAAAACTTAATCGATTAAAGATTGAAAACAAGATTAGCGAAGACGATCACGCTAATGCAATAGCCTCTATAACGGCCGCTCAGGGATTAATTAGTTCTGCTAGAACCGCAGCAACAAATGTTGTAACAGCAGAGTTTGGAGAAAGAGAACAAGCAGATACAGATAGAGAAAATGCTTTAGTAGAGCAAGCACGAAGAGAGTCAAGACAGGTAGAATTAGACTTTTTAGATCTTCGAGCTTCACGAGCAGAAGCTTTTGGGGATACTGAACTTGCTTTCTCTTTACAACAAGAGTCAAGGCGAGAAAGGCTTGTAGATCTACAACTTGAGTTAGGAAAAATAACTGGTGAGACAGAAGCAGATAAACTAGCAAAAGCCAAAAAGCTATTAGAAATTGAAAAAGAAAGACTGGATATAGCAAAAGCTATTTTTGATAAAAGAATGGCTAGTATCGACAAGTTCGAAGGAGCAACTGGATCCGCTACTGTAGCTACAGGAGCACGAAATCAGGTTCAAAGCACAGCACGATTAGAGAATATACAGAAGCTGCAAGACGAAGCAGATAAATTTGTAACTGACACAGAGAAGGCATCGGCAGAGGGAATAGCGGCAGCAAATGCTTTAAAATCAGCTAACGAGGCTCATACTGCTGCTTCACGAGCAGAACTTTCAGAACAAATGTTTGCTATCGCAGAAGACTTTAGAAAGATCGGACCCGAAGGCGAGCTCATGGGCGCTACCATGGAAGGTATAGGCAATCTAAATATAGCTATGATGGAGTTTGGCGCTGCAGGATCAAGTGCCGCAGACAAAGTATCCGCAGGCTTAGCTGTTGTTGGTTCTGTGCTTTCCATGGTAGGTAGTATGCAGAAAGCATCTTCCGATGCAAGAATTAAAGCAATTGATGGTGAGATCGCCGCAGAGCAGAAAAGAGATGGAAAATCAGCAGCTTCTGTAGAAAAAATTAAAGGACTAGAGAAGAAGAAAGACGCAGCAGCACGTAAGGCATTTGAGCAACAAAAGAAAATGAAAATGGCACAAACTGTGATTGCTACTGCAACAGGTGCTCTTGAAGCATATAGCTCTGCAGCTTTCTTACCCCCTCCCGCAAACGTGATTGTAGGTGGAATGCTTGCAGGCCTTGTAGTTGCAATGGGTGCAAAAACTTTATCAACTATTGCTTCATCACAATATCAAGGAGGCAGTTCAAGCGCAGCAGGAGGAGGTACTCCAAAGGGTATATCGATAGGCTCCAGAGGAAACACAGTAGATTTAGCTAAGTCTCAAGGAGGCGCAGGAGAGCTTGGCTATATGAGGGGCGAATCAGGAACCGGTGGAGCAGAAAACTTTAAGCCGGCCTTTACTGGAGCAAAATATAGAGCAGAAG